CGAGAGGTTCTTAAATTCCCGGGCAAGCTCCTTTTCGGACAGCGCCTTGGGAGAAACCACCGAGATGTTTTGGGTAATGCTTGTTCCCGCGGAAATGCTTCGCCCGGACGCGCCGGTGCTTATGGAAAAGTTGGTGGGAATGGCGTTCTGCATCTCACGCGACACAGACGCCATCGCGTCCTCGAACCCCACGCCGATGCCTTCACCCATATTCCTGCCAAGGCCGGCAAACAGCGTCGAGGGCGAATGGATGCCGAAGAAGTCCTTGATGCGGTCCACGACGCCGCCGAAGAAGCCGCTGATTTTGTTCCACAGCCACGTGCCGGCATCCGAAATACCCTGCCACAAGCCCTTGATGAGATTTCCGCCCACCTGCGCCATCTGCCCGATGTACCCGGTGAACGCCCGGACAAGCCCCGCCACAATCTGGGGAACCGCCTTGACGACTTCCACAATGATGGAGGGAAGATTAGCAATCAGCGACACCAGCAGCTTGACACCCGCCGTGATGATTTTCCCGGTGTTTCCGGCGAAGGCGCTTGACAGCGCGGCGACAATCTGCGGGATGGCGGAAACGACCGTCGTGATGATGAGCGGCAGGTTTTGAATCAGCGCGATGAGCAGCTTCACACCCGCTTCCACAATGAGGGGAATAGAGAGAATCAGCGCGTTTACAAGGCCGTCCACAATCTGAGGAATTGCCGCCGTCACCGCCTCAATGATCTGCGGCAGGGCGGTCACCAGAGAGGTCAGAAGCTGAATGCCGGCCTCGATAATCTGCGGAATCGAACCGACCAGAAAATTCACCAGCGCGGTGATGATGGCGGGGAGCGCCGCCACCAGCTGCGGGATGGCATCGAGCAGTCCCTGCGTAAGACCGAGAATGAGCTGCAGCGCCGCTTCCAGCAGCATTGGGAGATTGTCAATCAGTCCCTGCACAATGGTGGTCACGGCGTTTACCGCCGCGGGAATCAGTTCCGGCAGGGCTGAGCCGATGCCCTCGACCAGCGCCGTCACTAGCTGCACCGCCGCGTCGATGAGGAGCGGCAGGCTGTCGATGAGGGCGGAAACGATGGTCATGACCGCATCCACCGCCGCCGGAATCAGCTGGGGCAGAAGCGTCAGAAGCGTGTCGAGCACCTGCGTAAACAGGCTGACCACCGTGGACAACAGCGTGGGGAGCAGTTCTCCCACCGCCTGCAGAATCCCGTCCAAGGCGGCAGGCAGGGCGGCGACAATGTTTTCAATCACCGGCGTAATGTTCTTGACTACGTTCTGAAATGCTTCCACCACGTTGCCAATCAGCAGCTGAATATCCGCGTCCGCATCGCCCAGCCCCGCCGTCAGATTGCCGATGGCCGATTGCATGCCGGCGATGGAGCCGCTGATGGTCTCCGTCGCTTCCTTGGCGGTGGTGCCCGTGATGCCCATTTCCGTCTGAATGACATGGATGGCCGCGTACACATCGTTCAGATTGCTGATGTCGTATTTCTGCCCGGACAGCTTTTCGGCGTCGGCAAGCAGGCGCTCCATCTCGGTTTTCGTGCCGCCGTAGCCGAGCTTGAGGTTGTCGAGCATCGTGTAGTTCTGCTTGGCGAAGCCCTGATAGGCATCTTGAATTGAGGAAATGTCCGTGCCCATTTTGTTGGCGTTGTCGGACATATCGGTAATCGCCGTATCCGCGGCCTTGGCTGCTTTGGCGGTGTCGCCGCCGAGGGACTGGATAAGACTGGCCGAAAAGCTCGTGACCGTCTCCATGTACTCGTTGGCGGACATGCCCGCAGTTTGGAAGGCGTTGGCGGCATAGCTCTGGACGGCCGCGCTGGAATCCTTGAACAGCGTGTCCACGCCGCCCACCAGCTGCTCGTAGTCCGCGTAAGCGGCGACGACTTCCTTGCCGAGCTTGACGGCGGCGGCGCCTGCGGCGACCACGACCGCGCCCATCGCCACGCCGACGCCCTTTAAAACGCCGCCCAGCTTTTCAAACTTGGAACCGGACTTCTCCGCCTCGTCGCCGCTTTCCTTCAGTTCGTTCCCTAGATTGTCCGCGCCCTCGGTGGATTCTGACAGCTCGCGCTCCATGCCGTTCAGTTCCGCCTGCGCCTTGTTCAGCTGTATCTGCCAGTTCTGGGTGCGGCGGTCGTTCTCGCCGAAGGAGTCGGAGGCGTTTTGCAGGGCGGCGCGCAGGGTTTCGATTTTTGACTTCTGCGCGTCGATCTGCTTATTGAGGACTTCATTCCAGGCGGCGGCCGCCTGCACAGATTTGTCCTGCTTGTCAAACTGGCTGGTGACAAGCGTCATTTCCGAGCCGAGCACCTTGAAGGACTGATTGATGTCCGAGAGCGCTTTTTTGAAATCCTTTTCGCCCTCGACACCGATTTTAAGCCCGAAATTATCCGCCATCTGCCGCTCACCTCCTCAAAATAGGCATGAAAAAGGAGCAGCCCGAAGGTTGCTCCTGAGTTGGGTATATCATTGTTCGAACTGCGTCATTGCTCCTTGGGATATAGAATACTGTCCTTAAATATTCCGTCACCCCAAATTTCACTTTCTGATAAAGTGGTTTCAATCAGCTCAATCAGTTGATTGTTGATTAAGACCATGGCACAGCGATATCCGGCAAAAGGCTGATACAGCGGCATAAGAATCTCTTTCCCCTGCAACGCAGTCTCAATATTGCTTACCTTGAAAGCAATGTGTGTTTCTGACTGAATTCTGGCATCCAGTGAAGAGTTTTCTCCAAAGGCATGCAGCTCTATTGGAATTGATAGATCATTCTTCATATCCAATGAGTACATATCAAAAAGAGGACTGTATTTTGTATCCTTATTTCCTTTAATACTTTCCAGTGGAACCGGTTTTCCTATATGGTGAAAAGTCATTTTGAAATCATCAATCATGTCTGTTTCCTTTTCTGCTTATTTGTATAACAGATAAGCAATCTGAGCTTTTTTGATTTTTTATTATAGCATAATTGTAAAAGAATATCAAATCCCCGGCGGGATGATATCGTCAATGGAAAAAGTCTGTTTCGGCTTTTCCATGCCGAGAAACTGCTTGTGACAGGCCCACAAATCCAGAAATAGTCCGATGGGCATCAGCCAGAATTCCTCCGCGCTCATGCCCATCTGCACAGTTCCATAATAAAGCAGGCGCGTGAACACTTCATCCGTGTTCTCCCCGCAGGGATTGTTCACGCGCCCTGTGTGTTTTTTGCGCCGTTTTCGCTTTCGCTTTCCACATTCCTCGCCGTACCCTTAAACATCGCTTCGGTGATGGCGTTCTTGTACGTCGCCAGATCCAGCGGTGAGGTCAGCAGTTCCACGTCTTCCTCAGTCAGCAGTTCCTGCGGTGCGCCCTTGTTTTTGAGGTTGTGAATCAAAATGGACTGATTCGACAACAGGGTGATCAGCCAGATAATCTCATCCAGCGCCATCTCGAAATTCTCGGATTTCATCAGCTTTTCACCGAGGTTCTCCAGCCCGCCGTAGCGTCTGGCGATTTCTTTGGTGGCACGGGTGGTGAGAATCAGCTCATAGTCTTTTCCACCAATTTTAATCACAGCACTTCGTTCGTTTTCCATGCGTCACCCCTCCTTATTCACCGGACGTCGCTTCGGTGTAGGTGGGTTCATACACCTGCCCGAACCAGCCGGAAATGGTTTCAGCCGTCACGCCGGAAGCGCCCTCGGAAACCTCCGCCTTCCACGGGTGCGTTGCCTTTGCGTCCGGTTTGTTGCGGCGCATGACCGTGCCCTCGATGCTGGGTGTTTGAAAGGTGATGGAATCGCCTTTGGTCTGCAGGTTGGCGGACGGGATGCCGAAGATGACGCGGTACAGCCAGAAATAGCGGTACTTGCCGTTTGCCCGCAGGGCGCGGAAGCCGATTGCCACCGGCGGGGCGATGTTCTCCCCGGCGGAAATGAGCACGCCGTTGTCGTCCGCCAACGCACCGGTGAGATCCTGCGCGGCCGTGATGCCGATATCGTCCACGCCCAATGTCAGCTTGCCGGACTTAAAGTCCTTGACCACCTCCGACGCGCCGTCGTCCGCGTACAGCGTCGCTTCGGCAAGCTCCACGGACAGTTCCGCCGAGATGGCCTTTGCGAGAATTTCCGGCGTGCCGTAGGTTTCCTCGCCGTCCTCGGCTTCGGTGATTTTTGCGTAATAGAGCTTATCAAGCCCGATGGTTGCCATAAATTATTCCTCCGTTTCATAAGACTGCGCCACGTCAATGGCGTAGTGGTGATAACCGGTATCGTCCTCGTGCCCGACATAGGTGCGTCCGGTGACGGTGAAGCCGGCGTTCAAAAGCGCCTGCGTAATCTGCCGCTTGCGCTGCAGGTAGTTGCCCTTGGAAAAGAGCGAAATCCGCACTTCGGACACATCCATCAGCGGCGCGTTGTCGCCAAAGAGGGCGAAATCGTCCGTCAGCGGTGTCAGCACCAGATATTCATCGGGTGGAACACCGGAAAAAACGCCCGTCTCCACAGGGAGAATGGGCGTGAGAATCGTATTCAGTTCCGAAAGCACGCTCATATTCCCCGCACCTCCTCATCCAGCTTTGCCTCCATGGTTTCGATGCAGGCTTTGCGGCTCTGCGTTTTCGCCGGCTTTAAAAAGGGCTTGGGCGGCTGACCATGTTTGCCGTATTCCAGAATATTGGCGATTTTCGCGTTACTGCCGCCGCCCGAGCGCGGCTCGGCAAAGCCGACCTTGATGTCCCAGCCGGAGCCGTCCCGCTTGGGTTTGGCGGGTGAAAGTCCCAGCGCGCTTTCCAGTTCGCCGGTGGAGCGGCTTAGGTTTTTCGTGCCTTTCCCGACAACGGCGGAGAGGTTGGATTTTACCCGTTCCAGCACCACCTGCCCGCCGGCCTCCAGCACACGGGGCAGGATTTCGTCCGTCTTTTCATTCAGCCGTGAAACCTTCAAGAGAAAGTCCTCCGGCATTTTCATTTCTGCTTTAGCCACATCAGTTCACGCTCCCTTCCACCAGTTCGCACAAGCATTCGATATACATCCCGCGTCCGCGCACATTCTCCGCGCTGGTGATGCGGTAGCGTTTCTCCTCGCAGACGATGAATTGCGCCGGACTGACCTCGACACCGGGAATTTTGCGGAAGCGGAACAGCACGGACGCTTCGGAAAACACCGCCATGTTGGCCCAGCGCTCCGAGCCGTTGCGGTTCTCCTTGTAGGCGCGAACGGAAGCGAGAACCGTGTCGCCCTGCGTAACAAAGCCGTCCTCGTCCTTGACCGGAGCGTTGGAGAGGATGTTGATGAAGCTGTTCATTTTTCCGAAAGACATGCTTACACCTTCCAATCCCGGTCAAGCCGCAGCAACAGATTGACCGTGTCCCAGACCTGCCGGCCCGCCTGCACGGAATCAGCAAAAAAGCCGCCGGTCGAACCGTCCCTTGATTCATAAAAATGGCTTGCCAGCATAATGACCGCTTGTTCTGTGGTCGGCGGCATTTCGTTTTCCCCATAATAGCCCGCCGAAATGTGTTGATAGCTTTCGGCATAACGGACGGCGGCGGTGATGTACAGCTGCAAAAGTTCATCGTCTTCCGTATGCGAAAGAATCAGATTCGCTTTGACCTTTTCAAGCAGAGTATCCAGTGCCATGACCGCCGCCCCCTTCCTCAATTACGAACCCGCCGCCATTTTGAGCAGTTGAATGCCCTCGGCAAGAATCACCTTGCCGTCCACGCGCTCGGCGGCGATAAAACCCACCTGCCCGTTGCCGGCATAAAGCTCGTTGAGCCGCTGCACCGTGCGCCCCATGCGGTCGGCAATCCAGTAGTTCGTGAAATCACCGAACGCAATCGGGAGAGAACCCGCCTCCGCCGCCGGCACATACGGACTGGTGTAGAGCGGGTAGCCCAGCAGTCTATCCGGCTGACCTGCTTGTACGGAGGGCTGCCAGAGGTACGCGCCGTTGGAGTCTTTGAGCTTGCGCAGGGCGGATACGGTGACATCCTTCATGAGAAACACCGCGTTTCTGCGGTAGGGGCTTTTGAGCGCGTAAATCAGGTCGATTAGATTGTCCACGGTGATGGCGGTCGGGGAACCTGCCGTTACGCCCACCGTTCCGCCGCTTGCGGTGAAAATGCCTGTGGGCTGGCCGGTTCCCGTGCCTACGCAGAACGCTTCCTCCTCGGCAATGCCGAACGCTCTGGCAAACTCCCGCGCGATGTAGCTTTCCAAATCGAACATACTGTCCTGAAGCAGTTCTACGGAAACCTTGACAAGGTCGGTGAGCTTGAACGCGTCGATGGTTTTCTGTGCAAATGTGGGGTCGCTCTCGGTGTAGGCGGCGTTTTCCGCCGTCCACTGTGCGGTGGAATGCGTGGCGGCAATGGGAATCTTGCGCTCCGCCGAGGTGCTGATGGTCTTGGCAATGGAGCGGATGATGTTCGCCTCCTCCAGACCGGTCACAATCTGGGTTTCAAATTCCGTCGGCACCAGATAGCCGCCGTCGGTGTCGGGAGAAGTGCTCAGCACGTTGTTGACGGGCTGTTTGCCGCGCAGAATGTTGAGAAAATCCGCGCGGTATTCGGCAGTTGCGCGGGGAGAAACGGGTTTTGCGCCCTGTGCACCGGGCTTTTCGGTCAGCGGTGCGCTGGTGGGGCGGCTCATTTCCGCATCCCGCGCGACGCGGTCCTCCTCAATGGCAATCTGCCGCGCCATGGCGTCCACGTCCGCGAGCATCTTGTCGTAGGTTGCGTTGTCTTCGGGAGAGAGCACGCCATCCTTGGCGCGTGCGTCGAGGAACGCCTTTGCCACATCCCATGCCTTTGCGCGCTTTTCACGCAGTTCAAGTACCTTTTTCATAATCCAATACCTCCGTTAAATGTATTTACGGGCTTGCAGTTTCTGCATAGCCTCGGTGATGGAAACGCCATTGGCGATATCCAGCTTCTTTTCCGCTTTCGGAGCGGATTGCGGGATGAGCTTGTTCATCAGCGAATTGGTAACCGCCCTGCGGGAAAAAGCAAAAATGACATCCTCGGTGCGGCCGCGTTTCGCGTCCTCGAGAATGCCGTCCGCAAAGCCCAGTTCGATGGCCTTGTTGGCGTTCATATAGGTTTCGCCGTCCATGAGATGCGAGATTTTTGCCCGCGACTGTCCGGTCTTGATTTCGTAGGCGTTGATGATGCTTTCCTTGACCTCGGAGAGCATCTCGATTGCCTTCTGCATTTCATCGGTATCTCCGATGGCGACGGTCAGCGGATTGTGTATCATCATAAGCGCTGTGGGCGCCATGAGCACCTGTGTTCCCGCCATCGCAATCACACTTGCCGCCGAAGCCGCGATGCCGTCGATTTTAACCGTGACCTCGTGCGGATAATCCATGAGCATGGTGTAGATTTGGCTTGCCGCCACGCAGTCGCCGCCGGGGGAGTTAATCCACACCACGATGTCGCTGTCGCCGGACATCAGCTCATCCTTAAACATTCGCGGTGTAATTTCATCACCCCACCAGCTTTCATCCGCAATCGTGCCGTCGAGGTAGAGGGTGCGGATGCCAATGTTTTCGTCGTTGTCCCAGTTCCAGAAATGCGTTTTATCGCGTGCCCGGACGGGGCTTCGCTTTGTTTTGTCCATCTGAAGGTTCCTCCGTTTCTGTTGAAGTTGTGTTTGCAAACGCGCCGGCATCGGCAAGCTTGGTCATCGCACCATTGATGAGATACAGGTCGCCGCCGAGCTCGGCAGGGATTCGGTCGAGGTTTTCAAGCTCCCGGATGTCATTTGCCGACATCCAGCCGTTTTGCCGCGCGGTCGCGTAGCCTGTCATGCGACTGGCGTAATCGCCGCGGAGCAGACCGTCCACATTGAATTTTGTAAACACCGTGCGCTTTTCGCTGTCGAGCAGAAGCGACTTGTTCATCGCCTGCTCCCAGCGAATCACCCACGGGTCGAGGGTGTATTTCACAAACTCCAGCGACTGCTGCTCAATATTGGAAAAGCTCGACTTTTCAAGGTCTGCCAGCATATGCGGCGGTACCCGGAAAATTCGAGCGATTTCATTGATTTGGAATTTGCGTGTCTCCAAAAACTGCGCCTGCTCGGGAGAAATGGCGATGGGGGTGTACTTGAGTCCTTCCTCCAGCACGGCGATTTTGTTGCTGTTGACGCTGCCGCCAAAGGTGGACTGCCAGCTTTGCCGGATGCGCTCCGGGTCTTTGATGGTGCCGGGATGCTCCAGAACGCCGGATGGTGCCGCGCCGTTGGCGAAGAACTTCGCGCCGTATTCCTCCGCCGCCATTGCCAAGCCCACGGCATTTTTCGCCATCGCAATCGGTGAATAGCCGACCAGCCCGTCGTAACCAAGCCCCAGCACATGGAGAATATCCGAGGGAGCGAAAATAATATCTGACTGTTTGCTCTTTCCGACCTCCGGCGCTTCATCGCTGCTTTTGTAATAACGGTAGTACAGCCGCCCCTGCGAATCCCTGTCCACCGTGACTCTGTCCGGCATAAGCGGGTAGAGCGCCACAACCTCGCCGCGCGCGTTTCGGATAATCTGTGCGTAGGCGTTCCCCGTCAGCAGCAGGTGATTCATCATGGTTTCCCGAAACACGAAACTTGTCATTTCGGGGTTCGGCTCGTCGTGCAGGACCCGCCACAGCGGATGGTCGAGATATTTCTCCTTGCTGCCGTCGTCGCCGTACCTGTAAACAAACAGCGGTAGGCCCGCGATTGCCTCAGAGAGAATACGGACGCAGGAGTAAACTGCCGTCATCTGCATGGCGGTTCTTTCATTGACGACCTTGCCCGATGTCGTGCCGCCCCACCAAAAGCCGCTGCCGCCGAGATTTTTAGCGGAAGGTTTCTGTGGCTTGTCGCGGGCTTTGAAAATGCTTTGTAGTATGCCCATAGGCTGTTTGCCTCCTTACCAAATGAGCAAGCCGCGCTTGTCGTAAACGCTCTCGCCCGTGTCGTTGCCGCAGCGGATGGCCCGATCCAACGCCATAATCGTGGCGACCGCACCGTCAATTTTTTCGGTGGATTTTTCCTTGTCCGCCTTGATGTTGCCGGCGGGGTCGGTGCGGATGAAGATGTTGTCCATCATCCAGCGAAGCACCGGATGCCCGCCGTGGGCGATTTTCTGTTCCAGCGTCAGCTTCATCAGTTCTTTGGTCGGCGGGGACATATCCTTAAAGCCCTGCCCGAACGGAACAACCGTGAAGCCCATGCCCTCCAAGTTCTGCACCATCTGTACGGCTCCCCATCGGTCAAAGGCAATTTCACGGATATTGTAGCGCTCGCCCAACTGCTCGATGAAATGTTCAATGTAACCATAATGGACAACATTGCCTTCGGTGGTTTGCAGAAAGCCCTGCCGCTGCCAGAGGTCATAATTCACATGATCCCGTTTTACGCGCAGATCAATATTGTCCTCCGGTATCCAAAAGTACGGGAGCACGCAGTATTTATCATCTTCATCAAACGGTGGAAAAACTAACACAAACGCCGTAATGTCGGTGCTGGACGAAAGGTCTAGCCCGCCATAGCAGACGCGGCCTTCAAGCGTTTTTTCGTTTACCGGAAACGCACAGGCATCCCATTTCTCCATGGGCATCCAGCGCACTGCCTGCTTGACCCATTGATTGAGGCGAAGCTGCCGGAAGCTGTTCTCCTCGGCGGGGTTCTGCCTTGCCGACTCAAATGCCGCCTTGACCTTATCCATGCCGACGGTAATGCCCAGTGACGGATTGGCTTTCCGCCATACCTTCGGGTCTGTCCAATCATCCTCCTGCGCCGCGCCGTAAATGACGGGATAGAAGGTAGGGTCGTGCTTCCTGCCGTCGATGATGTCAAGCGCTTTCTGATGGACCTCCCAGCAAATGCTGTTCTGGTTATCGCCGGCGGTGGTGATTAAAAAATACAGCGGCTGCATTCTTGCATCGCCGCTGCCCTTGGTCATGACATCATAGAGTTTTCTGTTTGGCTGAGTGTGCAGCTCGTCGAACACCACGCCGTGGGTATTGAATCCGTGCTTGTTTCCGACATCTGCGGACAGCACCTGATAGATGCTGCCGGTGGGCTGATAGATAAGACGCTTGGTAGCGTCCAGTATTTTAACCCGCTTGGAAAGCGCCGGACACATTCGCACCATATCCGCAGCGACGTTGAAAACGATGGACGCTTGGTTTCGGTCGGCGGCACAGCCGTACACCTCGGCGCGTTCCTCGCCGTCCCCGCAGGTGAGCAGCAGCGCGATTGCCGCCGCAAGCTCGCTTTTTCCCATTTTCTTTGGGATTTCCACATAGGCAGTGTTGAACTGCCGGTAGCCGTTGGGCTTGAGCGTGCCGAAAATATCCCGCACAATCTGCTCCTGCCAGTCAATCAGCTCGAAGGGCTTTCCCGCCCAGGTTCCTTTGGTGTGGCAGAGCGCTTCGATAAACGCCACGGCATAGTCGGCGACTTTCTTGTCATAGGTCGAATCGAGCGCCTTAAAGCGCGTTTGCTTGTATTTTTTCAGCTTGCGCAAGAACTACCGCCTCCTTCCGGGCATAAAAATAGACCGCCGTCGGCAGTCCTTCAAAATTTATCTGTACGAGATACAGCCCCCTGAAGGGCTGAACTCGGCTTTTTCCTTGCTTCGGAGCTTAGAATTTCTCGATGCGGACGTTGTCGTCAGCGTCGAAAATGACCTTGTAGCGGGTTTCCGTTCCGTCAGCTTTCTTGGAAATCAAGCGAATGCCGCCTTCAAAGGCGCGGTAGGCTCTGTCGAATTTCTCGCCCTGCGGCAACTGGCTCTTAGCCTGTTTGAGTTGCTTCTCTGTCATGGTCGTGTCCTCCTGTAAGTTCGTAATTTCCTTTCGGCAGGTACATATTCGCTCTAAAATCACAGAATAGCAAGTCCATTACACGATATATCCTGCCGTAAACCACACGAATGTGAAGCCCCTTGTCACCACTAAAATTGTGTAGGTTACAGCGTTATCCCTCTCCGGTGAGGATGAAATGCGCGTATTCGCGGCGATGTTCCTCAAGGTACACGACCAGATCAAAGAAGCCCATATCATTTGCGATTCGCTGCATCATGCTGATATCGAACATATTGGTAAGCCCGGTATCGCGCACGGCGAGTATCTGCTGCTTGATTTTCTCAGTCATCGTCACTCACCACCCTGCAGACATCCGCGCCATAGGCGACCGAAAGGCCGCTCCCGTTGTCCCACGCAACCATCACGCTGCCGATGTCGTCCACGCCGCGCACGGTGCCCTTTGTGCCGACAGGGGGCGCCTGCGGGTCGTCCATTTTGACAAGCTCCACACGGCTGCCGACCGGATACTGCTTGCGGATACGCTCCACAATTTCTCTGGACGGAAAATTATTGCTCATTCGCTGTTTCCTCCTTGTCCTGCAGACTCATCACATCGTCGTAAAGGTCAGCGTCTGCATTGATACGTTCGACCATCTCCTGTGCCTTCGGACTGCCGTTTTTAAATGCGCCGCTGCCGGTGAGATTGCGGAGCAGGATCTTCCGTGCCGCTTTGTACTCCTCACCGATGAAGCCCAGCCGAAGGAGAAAACAGCGAAATGCGTATTTGTCGTTATCGGTTTCCTTTTCCTTGGCGATTACGCGCTTTTGCGTTTTCGCCATACCGATAAGCTTGCCCGTAAAGTGTGCGTAGGCACTGATTTCCTCCGGTGTCGGACAGCCCTCAAACCACGGGAAGCTGACCTTCTCATCGTCCACCTCAATCGGCAGAGCGTCGATCGCCAGCGCCTTTTTTATGAGCGTTTCCTTGCTTGCCACCAGCAGACGCAGGTTTTCGAGCGCCGCGTCGGTGATGTCCTCCCGCGGATAGGAAAGAATAAGGGAATCGACGGCTTCCTCGGTTTCCGCCTCAAAGCCCAGTTCACGCAGATGCTGAACGAGCTTTTCAACGTCCTCGTTGTCGGCGCTCCCCGCGCGTTGCGGATTGCGGTCGTCAAAGCTGACGGTGCCGTTTTTGTCGATGGTGAGGTAACCCACCTCATAGGCGAAGGTCGGAGCGCCCTTGTACGTTGCCGCACACGCCATAAACTCCGCGATTGCCGTGACCAGCCGTTTGCGGTCGTTGCCCGTGACGTTGTACTTCATTTCCATTCTCCGTCCCTCCATCCCATGAAAAACAATACCGCGTCGGAAAACCCGGCACGGTAGTAGCAGTTCATCGTTTCACCATCCACCAGAGAGTAGGCGTTTTCCCATTCGAGATACGCCTGACGCTGCTCGGGGGTCAGTGAGCTTTTCAGTTTTTCAGTGCAGCGTTCAAACTGCTGATAGGCTGCCTGCAAGCCTTCGTTGTCACGTGCTCCGCAGTCGTCGATGCGCTGCTGGAGAAAGTCGTCGAGCGCTTTTTTCAAGTCGTTGTCGTGCATTTTCTGTACCACCTTTCAATTTGGTAGGTACATATATCACTCTAAACGCCTGAAATAGCAAGGCTTATGTGATAGAAAAATGACATTCTCCGGTATGCACAAACCGCCGAGAGCTGTCCCAGCGGGAAGTGTGGGTATTATGTCTTGGTGAGAAATACCCGGACGGGAACACCGCGCTCCCTGCAATGATCGATCACGAATTTCGTGCCGTGAGACTTGCCGTCCCAGAACGCCAGCACGAGGTCGGCATGCTCGATGATCGTGATATTGCGCTTCAGCGGAGCGCCGCGGCCGAATTTATCATATTCAGGAAGGAACTCCATCAGTTTTACGTGATGCGCCAGCGCATATTCTTTGGCGGAGGTATCCACACCTCTCGCGCCGCCGGACACAATTTCCGTCGTTCCCTCCGGCAGGTATTTTTCTAAATTTGGGACGCTTAAGCCCCTTGAGCCTATGACCGCCACCTTCATGACATCGCCTCATTCCACGCTATGTACGCAGCTTGCTTTACAGCGCCAAGCTGCGGCACGACGAGGATGCCCTCGTGCCTACCGCGCTGCTTGACCAGCAGGCAGCGCAGCACATCGCCGTCCTCGCACAGGTTGGCATTGTCCTCAAGGAACTGCCTGTCTACCAGCATGTCCTCGCAGAAGTTTTCGTAGGTGATGTTGTTCAGTTCAATAACCTTGACGATTTCATATTCCCGCTCCGTCTCCGGCAGATGCGGTTTTAGCAAATCCCGATACGTTCTCGGTGTGCTGATAAAATACGCTTTCATTATATTTTCCATCCCGTAAAAATAAAATAGATACACGGTATATCTGCTTTGAACATTATACAGTATAACGGCCATAAAATAAATACACAATATATCTATCGCGAGGTGATTTTATGGCAATCAAGAGTGTATCCATCCGCATTGAGGAAGAGATGCTGAATAAGCTGGGCTTTGTCGCGGATTACGAAGGCCGCTCCGTCAACAGCCATATTCTTGTTTTGATACGGGATAACATCAAGGCTTTTGAAACGGAGCACGGGGACATTTCCGGAGAGATCAATCCGGACGTCAATGTCAAGCCGACACGGAAGGGATAATCCGGCGGCTCAAATTTCATATCACAGAAATGAGCGACTTCCGGGAATTGCTTCTCGAAGTCGCTTATTTATTTGTAGCAGCCACCTCCGCATAGGAATACGACAGCCCGTCGCGCTGTAAGGAAACCTTATCCGCCGAGCCGACCTGATCGATGTAGCGTTTCACGATCACGTCACAAAACTTTTCATCAAGCTCAATGGTGTAACAACTGCGGTCCGTCTGCTCACAGGCAATGAGGGTACTGCCGCTGCCGCCGAAGGGGTCGAGCACCAGCGTGTTGCTCATGCTGGAATTCATAATGGGATAGGCCAGCAGCGGGATTGGCTTCATGGTCGGGTGGTCGCCGTTCTTCTTGGGCTTATCGAACTCCCAGACGGTCGTTTCCTTGCGTCCGGTGTACCACTGATGCTTGCCTTTCTTCTTCCAGCCAAACAGCACCGGCTCATGCTGCCACTGATAGGGCGAGCGCCCCAACACCAGCGACTGCTTTTTCCAGATGCAGCAGCCGGACAAAAAGAAGCCGGCATCCGCAAAGGCTCGCCGGAAGTTGAGCCCTTCGGTGTCGGAATGGAAAATATAAATACTGGCATCGTCCGCCATAACCGCTTCGATGTTCCGGAATGCCGCCAGTAGGAATTTGTAAAATGCATCGTTTGTCATATTGTCATTCTTGATTTTTCCGGCGCTGCCCTCGTAGTTGACGTTGTAGGGCGGGTCGGTAATGACGAGATTTGCTTTTGCACCGGACATCAGCAGCTCGAAGGTGTCTGAGTTGGCGCTGTCGCCGCAGACCAGTCGATGCCGTCCCAACGTCCAGACATCGCCGAGCTTGGTGATAACCGGCTCCTTGAGCGCCGCTTCCACATCAAAATCGTCATCGTGGATTTTGTCCTTGACCTTATCCTTGAACAGATCGTCCAGCTCGGCGGGGTCAAAGCCGGTGAGAGATACATCAAAATCAGCACCTTGCAAATCCGCAATGAGCAGCGCCAGCTTATCCTTGTCCCACTCGCCGGAAATCTTGTTGAGCGCGATGTTGAGTGCCTTTTCCTTGTCCTCCGTCAACTCAACTACCACGCAGTCTACTTCTGTAATGCCCATATCGATGAGCACCTTCAGACGCTGGTGACCACCGACAATTCTGCCTGTGGTTTTGTTCCAGATAAGCGGCTCGATATAACCGAATTGCTCGATGGAGCGCTTCAGCTTGTCATATTCGGGATCGCCGGGCTTCAAATCCTTACGGGGATTGTAGTCGGCGGGGATGAGCTGCTCCACGGGTATCTTTTGTATATCCATAATCAGTCCTCCTGCTTCACAGCGGTTTGACCGGTGAAATTCTCCCAGCGCTTGATCATGACATCGCAGTAGTGTGCGTCCAGCTCCATGATGTAACAGGTGCGGTCAAGTTGCTCACAGGCGATGAGCGTCGTGCCTGCGCCGCCAAAGGGTTCGACCACAATGTCATTTTCATCGGTAAAGGCAACGATGTATTCCGACGGCAGCGCCACGGGGAAGGTGGCGGGGTGCTCGGCGCGAATCTTGCCTTTTTCGCTGAGCTGCTTCGTGACCGACTCAAGGTTTGTCTGCTCCGGCAGCTCCAGCAAGCTTTCCATCTTCTTGAATGCGCCGGTTTCATTGCCGCGCCGCGCAATCCGAAAGGAGCCGTCCGCCTGCCGGATCTTGTTGTAGCGCCCGCCGGAATAGATGCTGGATTCCTTCTTGCGCCATGTCGAATTCACCGCCACCGGCTCTTTGCCAAAACAGAATATCCATTCATGACGGATGGGTATCATCGCACTTTGCTGCCCGACGCTTCCACAGGTGAGTTTATCCCACACATTCCACGCCAGCAGCTTCAGACCGGCTTGCTTCGCCGTGTCGATATAAGAATTCCAGTAGGGATAAACCTCGCCGTCCTTGCGCTGGATTCCAAGATTGACCGCTTGCAGTGCGGTAAACGGTTCATAGCAAGGCAAGAATTGGGCGATGCTGTCCACGCTCAATTCCTTGTCGCCGTTGTAGGTTCGCATATCGCTGTATGGCGGAGATGTAAAGAGCAGCTTGCTGTGTTGCCCGTCCATCAATCTGGTAACATCGTTTTTTTCCGTGCTGCTGCCGCATAGCAGCCGATGCCGGCCAAGCTGCCAAATGTCGCCGGGCTGGCATATCGGTTCTGCGTCCAGTGTTGCATCAGGCACAATATCCTGCACGATTTCATCATCAACGCCGAGCATGAGCCCGATTTCGCTGGTGTCGAAGCCGGTCAGTGTAACGTCGAAGTCCTCCGCCTTCAAATCTGAGAGCAGGTTTTCGAGTTTTTTCGTATCCCACTCGCCGGAAATTTTATTCATGGCAATGTTGAGCGCCTTTTCGCGGGTGGCATCCAAGCTCACCACAACGCACTCTGCGCTCTCATAGCCGAGCGCCTTCAATACCGAAAGCCGCTGATGACCGGAAATGACTGTGAAGCCCGTCGCCTCGTTGACGACAATCAGCTCCACATAGCCGAAGCTTTCAATGGAGCGCTTGAGCTTTTCAAATTCCGCATCTCCGGGACGCAGCTCCTTGCGCGGATTGTATTTTGCCGGATTCAGCTCCGACAGCTTTAGGCTTCGTATATCCACGTCATTTGCCCCTCCTTGCATTGAGCAAGCGCTCCATCACGTCGTCCTGCGGGTTTGCGCCGCTGTACTCGCCGGTGCAGTTCTCCTTGACGATTTGAAAAATCTCATACCACAGCCGGTTGGTCTGATTCATATAATTTTGACCCATTGCCACATACGGGCTTTGAATCGCGTTGCCCGTAGTTGGGTGCTTTGCCAGAAAACCGTAGGCAGTGACCGCTTCCTCGCACTGAATCCAGCGGGCGACGCTCATGGCATAGCGCTCCAGAAGCTGCGGAGAAACCAGCGCCGCGCAGCCGCGCTCATTCAGCCAGGTCCATGTATTTTTGTAAATCTCACCGGCGACCAGCGTCTTGCCGTCCTTTTGAACCGCTTCGAGCATTTTGTTCGGCTCCGGCATCGCCTGCCCCTGAAGGTCGGCAGCACCGGAAAACTCCATGACCGTCAGTGTTCTGCCTCCGGGATTGCCGGCAGCGATTTTGTCGGCTAACGGCTTCTTCTTTGCGCCCGCGCCGACACGAGCACCGCCCCTGTTGGTTCCGTCCTTCGCCAAAAATATCACCTCGCTTTGCGGCTATGCCTATTACCTCGTTTGAAACCGCGTTTTTTAACAGAAAGCCCCGCGCCGCTGTCCGCTTGAAAGAGTTTTAGAGATTTTGATATCCCCACCGGTTCACGCCTCGCGGTTATTTTTGTTTGCCTCCAGCGTAATGCGCGAATGACACGCCTTGCAGAGTGCCATCAGGTTATGCACGTCATTGGTGCCTCCCTGACTAAGTGGAAGAATGTGATGAACCTCCTCGGCAGATGTTAGCCGCCCGGATTTCTTGCACTCCTCGCAGAGAGGGTGTGCCTTGATGAAGCGGTCGCGGATACGCTTCCACGTGCGGCCATAGCGTTTGTTCGTCCCCGGTTCGCGCTGGAAATGGTTGTAATGATAGTCCATCTGCTTCTGATGCTCGGTACAGTATTGCTCGCTTGCGGCAAGCCGACTGCAGCCGGGGTAGGCACAGGGACGCTTTGGTTTGTAAGGCATTTAATCCGCCTCCTTGTGGGTAAAGGAAAAGCCCTGCGAGATTGCTCCCACAAGGCTCTCTTGATTCTGTTTTCCTGATTATAAGTCTATCATAAGCGGTAGGTGTCTTTCAGTGTCTTTTCATGTCCACTTCGGATAAAGCAGGGATTTTACAGTCCTCCAGCGCCCGTGTGTGGAGCTTATGAATATAGCGCAGGTCGTAGCCCATGTCCACCGCAATCTTTTCCCAAGACAGAAAGCAGAGGTAACGCTTCTCCAGAAGCGTCTGGTGCTCTGGGTTTGTGACGGCCTTGATGACGCCCATAATTTCTTTCTTGAGGTCGACCAGCATGTCAATATCCCGATTGATTTCTGCTTGCAGATCAACGATTTTACAAACCGCATCCGCCATGCGGGAGACAGAGGCGCTGGGATTGCGGGGCATACCGGTCAGCACTGACGTACAGGTTGTTGCCAGCTCGTTCAGTGAATCGATTTGCTGGAGCTTTGACTTGATCCGCATATCCAGGTAACGCGCCTGAGAAAGGTAAGTCTTAGTAGTCATGGCACACCTTTTCCTTTCTCAGCTTGGAAATCAGCATTTCCGGGTCGATGCTGGTCAGCATGCTAAACCAGCCGGAACGGAAGAAGCGCTCGAGGCTGGCGAGCTCCCGCTCGTCGTCGTGGAGCCGATAATCTTTTACTGCCTGCAGCACGATGGCGTTTGCCAGTTCTTCGTATGGATTCATAATCTGTACCTCCGATATTTTGTATTTCTCTCGGATTGGCACGGATTGTCGTAGATTTTCTCAGATTTGCAGATCCGCTTTTACCGCATCGATCAGCGCCGCTTGGGTGCTGTCCTTCTTGGATAACACCTTCAAAATCCGCTCGTCGATCGTACCTTTGGCAACGATGTGCTGTACCACAACCGTTTCGGCGCTTTGTCCCTGCCGCCAGAGTCGGGCAATGGTCTGCTGGTAAAGCTCCAGCGACCATGTCAGCCCAAACCAGACGATGCAGGACCCGCCGCTCTGAAGATTGAGCCCGTGACCGGCAGAAGCGGGATGAATGAGTGCCACGGGCAGCTCGCCGTGATTCCACCTGCGGATGCTCTCAGAACTGTCCAGCTTGGAAAACGGGATGTGGATCTTCTGCAGCCGCTCGGTGATACGGGCAAGGTCATGCTTGAACCAGTAGGCAACCAGCAGCGGCTTGCCACCGGCGGCTTCGATGATATCCTCCAACGCGTCCAGCTTCCGGTCGTGAAGATTCACGGTGCCGCCGTCGTCGGTGTAGATGGCGCCGTTCGCCATCTGGCAGAGCTTGCCGGTGAGCGCGGCGGCATTGGCGGCGGTAATCTCCCCGTCGGGGAGCTGCAGCACAAGGTCTTGCTTCAAACCGTCGTACCGCTCCCGCTCCTCGTCGGATAAGCGGACGGTATATTCGCTGCTGACCAGCTCCGGCATTTTCAGAAGTTCAGTGGACTTCATAGAGATGGTGATGTCGGAGATTTTGTCATAAATCCGCTGCTCCGCTCCGGGCAGAGGCTTATAGCTAAAGATGACCTGCCCATTGCGCTTGTCCGGCTGGAAGTATTCAAGCCGGTAATGAGTGATGAACCGTCCAAGCCGAGCACCCATGTCCAGCAGCCGGAACTCCGCCCACAAATCCATGAGCCCGTTGCTGCTGGGAGTGCCGGTCAGTCCGATGATGCGGCGGACGTGCGGACGAACCTTCATCAGCGCCCGAAAGCGCTTTGCCTGATAATTCTTGAAGGACGACAGCTCATCGATCACAATGGTGTCAAAGGTGAAAGGCAGCTTGCTGTCCTCAATGAGCCATTGGACATTTTCTCGGTTGATGATGTATATATCGGCGGGTTTCAGCAGAGCCGCGCGACGTTCCGTTTCGGTGCCGACAGCCACGGAACAAATGAGGCTCTGTAGGTGATCCCACTTATCCGCTTCAGCAATCCATGTGTCCCGTGCTACTCGCAGCGGGGCGATGACCAGAATGCGATGCGCCTCGAAGCTGTCAAACAGCAGGTCGTTCAGCGCCGTCAGCGTGATGCTCGTCTTGCCAAGGCCCATGTCAAGCAGAACCGCGGAGATGGGGTGCTCCTCGATGTAGCGGGTGGCATAAACCTGGTAGTTATGTGGTTCGTATTTCATCGAGAATCCCTCCAATCTGCTGTTCGTCATCAAGAACATAGACCTTGAAGCCGAGCCGCCGAAGCAATCCATGTCTCGCCAGCTGTAACGGACGCGGCTTTTCTCCGGGAGCCTTGACCTCCACAAAGCCAATGTGACCGCCCGGTAAAAGTACGATGCGATCAGGCATCCCATCGAAACCGGGAGACACGAGCTTCGGCGCGATGCCACCCATGTTTTTCGTCGCTCTCACGAGCTTTTGCTCTATCTGTTTTTCTCTCATGTTGACTCCCTCTGGAACAAGCGGAACAAGAAGAACAATATTTCCTATACACGCGCGCAGGCTTGTATATACGCTCTATTACTACCTTGTTTTTTGTGTTTATTGCCGATAGGTAAATTCTTGTTCTCTTGTTCCACATTCCGTAAATCCTCCAGTTTTACAGGTCTTATCCCAGTAACGAGCTTCGGAACAAGCGATGGAACAAGTCCTGCTGTTCCTTATTTTCTGGAATAAGCTCGCTGTTTTCCGTAGATGGGAAAGACGCTTGTTCCTTGCTTGGTTCCCGTATACTTCTCCCATGACTCCAGCTTCTGCATGATGGCGCCGAGCTCATAGGAATCCGCTTTTTTCAGCGCTGCGGCGTCTTTGCCAAAGCACTCGCACCAGATTTCGAGATTACATACCAGCTTGCGCTGTACCGTGCCTTTTTTGCCGATGTCGCCGATAGCGGTACCGCTCAGGAAATTGCGGCGCTCGTAAATGTCAAGATCGTCCCAGTTTTCCGGCAGCAAGGTATCAAGATACCCGCGTACCAAGCCTTCCCGCTCATCTGTCTCCATTGCGTCAGCCTGTTCCGCGACTGCCAGAGCGGCATCCTCGCCTTCGAGGTAGAGCTTCTCTCCACGGCGATAGAGCACCAGCGTTTCAGCCCAAATCTGAGCAACTTCTTCCTTTGTGATCTGCCATGCCTTTTTACGGGAGCTGCCGCTGACCGGAATCGGCCAGAAGCGGCGGTTGCCGGTGATGTCTCGCAGAAAACCGGACTCCGCATTGGTAGAGCCGACGATGACGCACTGTCTGGGATGGCTCTCAACATTCACGCCGTAGCTGGCGCGATACTTGTCGTCCACACGGGAGATGAAGGACTTCACGGTTTCCACATCGGCCTTGCGCATTCCGGCCAGTTCGCCGAGCTCCAGAATCCAATAACCCTGTAGCTTTTCGGGGCCCGACTTATCTCTCATATCCGTAAGCGTCAGGCTGTCGGAAAACCAGTCACCGGCCAATTTTGCAAAGAAGGTAGATTTTCCGATGCCCTGAGGTCCATTCAAAATAGGGACGCTGTCGAACTTCGTGCCGGGATGATAAATCCGGGCAACCGCCGCGACCATAGACTTTCTGCTGACAGCCCGGGTGTAAGAGGTGTCTGCCGCACCGAAGTAGTCAATGAACAGGTTCTCCACACGCGTAATATTGTCCCATTCCGGCAATGCCTCCAGATACTCTTTGATAGGGTGATATGCCCTTTCGGCGGCTACAGCCAGCACCGCGTCTTTGGTTTTCGTCGGGGAATAAACGCCGTAATTATTTGACAGATAAACCTTGAGTGCAGCGTTGTCGGAGTCATTCCACCCGTCCTTGAGCTGATCCCAAGGCAGTCCGCCTTTCGCGTCAATACCGTCACGATGGCAGTTAAACGCAATATGCTGCAGGGCATCATCATGCCGTAGGATAAGAACGAGGTTATCCAGCGTATCCTTAACACGACCTTGCTTATCGAGCTCCAGCGCCTTTTGCCAATCGGTATCGGAGAAATCAGCGTTTGCCTGCTCCACACGTTCTGCCGCGAGCTGCGACTTTACGGCATCGTCCTTTACAGCGAAGTCCGTCATAGCGGAAAAGGACTTTTTCTCATCGTTATTACCGAATTGGTGAATACGGACGAGGTCAAAGGCGTTGAGCAGCTTCCCGCAAGCCGGGTCTGTCGCATGGTGGCTGTACGCGAATTTGTCATCGTAAATGACGACACCGGCAGTGCTTTCACCGGAGATGTAGTCGTAGCGACCTTCCGAGACCGACGGAGCATATATGTCCGAGAGAAACTTCTCGATAGCCACCGTGATACTGTAAGTACGGCAGAAAGCGCCGACGATACCGGACTTAGCAAGCGGGTCCTCTTGAGGCTTTTGACTCAGTTTATTGACCTTGCTTTCCCGCGAGGTGGTCGGAAGCAGCGAGCAGTCCTGCCAATTGGGATGCGCCGCCAGAATCGCGTCCGGATCAAGCAGCTCACCGTCAAAGAACTTACAGAGGTATTCGCCGTTTGACGGGCAGGTCGGCCAGTACATGAGCTGGTTCGGAATAAAGGAGCATTCGTCGAACATATCGATGCCGAGCTCCGCCGCCATATAGCGAGATACCGCCACAAACTCGTCTGCGGAAACATCTCTTGTGAAGGGAGCGACGATACGAAGGCGGGGATTTTTCGGCGTATGACTGTGTGTGGAGTACACCGCACACTTAAAGGTCAGCTTCTTCTCCAGTGCCGCGATAAATTCCGGCGTTGCGTTATCGATATCCGGCGTCCACAGAGAGCGGCAGGAGACATTTCCGATCTTGCGGAGATTGTCCCGCAAATGGCCGCCGACAAAGCCGCCTTTGTCTTTAATCTCATCGCGCTTGGGCTTCGGCAGCTTGGCGTATTCCTCCGCCGTTTCCGTTGTTCGTATCGGCGTTTTGAGCCGGTCACATATGTCGTCGAAGGACATGGTTTTATTTGACCAGAATTTCGCCTGACGAGAATTGCCAAGCGCAATCTTGAGTTCACGCATAATAGCCATTCCTCCTGATTCTCGGCTGCTCGCCGTGTTCAAACCGAGCCTGCCGTGCCAGCTTGAAGGCTCGGAGAGTTGCCGCATCGTCCCGATCGCAGGTGTAATTGCTATCGTCACCGAACAGCTCGAACTGACCGTTCTTGTTTATGCCGGGATGGGCAACGAAGTAATCGCCGTCTATTGTTTCAAAGTTAAATGGGTATGGCCCACCCTTGAGACCGGGGAAACCGTTATAACCCAAGTCATGGCAGAAATCTTCTATATCCCATATGTCATCGCCATCAGGTATTCCGGCGACAATGAGAATAGGATTCAAAACTTCGTGGTTATCGATATCAATGGCTCCGCTGAACTGGCGTATTTTTTCAGCATCAGCCTCCGTCATTTTTCCCTTAACCTCAACGTACAGGTCGGAAGGGCTTCTTCCGGCGCAGCCATGAAGAAAGAAATCCGGAAGATAGAACTGCCCATTTGGTAGAGCGAAGCCCTCCGGCTCATACTCCCAGCTCACCCTGCAAGCGTCGAAGAAAACTGCCCACCGTGCTTCCAGCCGGGATCGAAAGCGGTAGCCTTTATATTCTGTCGGTATTGCTGTGATCGTGCTCATTCCTGCACCTCCTCGCAGTTTTCTGTAAAATAGCGCAAGCGGTAATCTTTCCACTTGGCACGCTTGATTTCAGCCTCCATGCCGGCTGAGATGGTGCTGCCAAACACCCAGACCTCGGCGCATTTGCTCATGAGGGCGGTGCCAAAGAATAGTCCAAGCTGGCGCTCCTTGGGATTGTTGTCATCGAGAAATTGCGGAAACAGCAGGTGTGGCGCGACAGGTATGTAGCCCTTGTCCACGGCAAAACGGCTGTAACGCTGCGCCGCCGCGATATTCTCGTCCACAGCCCCAGAAAACGGAGAGCAGATGTAGACAATCGGTCGAAAAGCCCGCAGTGCGCGTTCTTCCTTTTCAATCAGCGACAGGGCTTCATAAGCGGTAGGGTCGTAATAGCCCTCGATATTAAACTTGCTTATACTCATTTAGAAACTCCTTTCACGACGGGCTTCTTGTCCATCTCTAATACCCACTGGAAAAAAGGAAGCCCCTCGTACAAAACATCTCAATCTTTTTTATAGAAATCCGTTTCGTAGCCGTCGGCGCGGAGCAGCAGTCCCTTCGCCCACGGTGGTGTTCGACCCATCTGTTCGCAGACAGCGGAAAGCGACATCTGCGGATCAGCTTCAATGACCAGCTCGTCATGAATATGCATGACAATGGCGCATCGGCGAAGCGTCTGTATGGCAAACATGAGGATATCACGGGCAGTTGCCTGAACGATGTTTTCCACGAGCTTCGGCCCATAGGAATCCAGCCGTTCCCACTTTTTCGTGCCGCCGACACCTTCGTAGGTGATGCAGCTACCGCCGAACTTGTTTTCACCGATGCGCGGTTTTACATAAGCAAGCCGCCGACCGGAAGGCAGCGTGATAAAAAGCATTCCACTCTGACAAGAGAAAGAAATGCCATGAGTCGTATTGGTGTGCTTATAGCGAACTGCCTCCATGGCGGCTTTATCCACGTCCCACCAGAATTTCACAATGTGGGGATTGGATTGCCGCCACGCGTCCACCAGCGGTGGTAGTTCCTCTTCGGTCAAGCCCATCTCAATTGCACCCATTGCTTTCAGAGCGCCAACCGATCCGCCATAGCCAAGGGCGAGTTCTGCAATCTTGCCTTTTTGCCGAAGATGACCGTTTATACCGTGTTTCTCAACCGGCACCTTAAACATCTGGCTGGCACTGGCACAGTAGATATCGCCGCCTTTGGCGAAAACGTTCTGCCGCCACTGCTCGCCGGCAAGCCAAGCGATCACGCGGGCTTCGATGGCACTGAAGTCCGAAACGATGAACTTTGCACCCTTTTTCGGTACAAATGCCGTACGAATTAGTTGTGAGAGGGTATCCGGCACATCCTCGTAAAGCATTTTCAGCGCATCAAAGTCGCCGCAGCGCACAAGAGCGCGGGCTTCAGCCAAATCCTCCAAATGATTTTGAGGAAGGTTTTGCATTTGAATAAGCCGACCAGCGAATCTGCCGGTTCTATTGGCACCATAAAACTGGAACATGCCGCGCGCGCGACCGTCGGCGCAAACCGCGCTCTCCATCGTCTGATACTTTTTCACGGAGGATTTGGAGAGCTGTTGCCGGAGAACAAGTACCTCTGCAAGCTCCGGAGGCGCTGTTTTCAAAAGCTCCGCCACAGCCTTTTTGCCGAGCGTGTCCGTTTCCATGCCGTTATCCGCAAGCCATTGCTTGATCTGCTGCACGGAGTTGGGATTGTCCAGCTCAGTCAGCTTTTTCATGGCTGCGGTCAATTCAGAGCGGGAGTGCCCGTCAACGGCGATAGCCTCTCGTACCAGCATCATATCCAGCGCCACACCGCGGTCGTTTATCTCCTGGTCAAGGTGATATTCCTCCCAGATGCCGTCCGGCACCGGGTATTTTGCGAGCTTTGCCTGAATGGACATTTCCGTCTCGACATCGCGGGCGTTATATTTTTTGAACGTCGACCACTTGTCCGGCGCATGATACGGGTAATTGCGGGCGCGCTGCCCATTGGCTTTTGTCGGCGTGCAGGGCTGACAGAAAAATTTGATGAGCTCTTTGCCCTCGGTGAGCTTTTGCTTTTCCAGCCCCAGTACCGCGCCGACGCCCTCCAGTGAAAGCGGCAAGCCCATCGTGGCGGCCCATATCATGGAGCAATGCCACTGTGCTGGTTCGAGATATTCTCCGGTCGGAACCCCAAGGAAACGGGACAGGCAGATACGTTCAAAGTTGGCGTTAAAGGCCCATTTTGTCACGCTTTTATCTGTAAGTGCGTCGAGGATATCCGCAGGGATTTTATCCCCGCAGGCAAGGTCGACGACCTGAACCGGACCGCCGTCCGCGCTATAGCCGAACAGAAGAATCTCAAAGTCAGGAGCCTCCACATATTTGTAAACACCGCATTTTGTCAGAGGTGCGCTGCTAAAGGTCTCAATATCGATTGAGAGTGTTTTCATATTCACCGTTCCTTTCAGATACCCAAAAGGGTGGCAGGATTGCTCCCACCACCCACGGGTCAGACCTTACTTGTTGAGCTGCTCCATACGCTTCTGGTGGTACTCCTCATCACGGGCAGCCTGTTCCTGTTCACGTTTGTCGCGTTTCTTGCGGTACTCGATATCGCGAGTGGCGGATTCCTGCTCACGCTTTTCACGCTTGCGGTCATATATTGCGCTCTGAATCACAGAGACAAGAAACCCAACGCTGATGCAGAGCCAGATGGCGATAAGGGCGGTAACTAAAATGGTCTGTAAGGTTGTCATATGTTTTCACCTTTCCTTTCTCAGTTCAAAAAGTCGGCGTCATCGTCGGTGGCAAAATCGGACTCAGCAGACGCCTTGCCGCCGAGGGGTTCACCGTCGCGGAGCTTCTGCAGGTTGTTGAGTCCGCAGGCGATGCCCTTATTGCCATTGCTGTTAAATGCGTAGAAGCTGATGCTTGCCCTGCCGTACACGCCGGAGTAGACCTCCGAGCGGGTCAAAATCGGATTGCGGTCAGCGTCAACGATGCCGGGTGCCGTAGTCGCGTTGGCGTTGATGAAGTAGGCGTTGGCGTAGGCTTCATCATCGGGGCGTTCGGTGTCACCGTCACGCAGCGGGGTTTTGAGAGCAGCCAGCGGAGGCACAGATTTACCGTTGCCCTTGAGCTTTGCTTCGCCCTCGTGGTAAGCCGCCTCAATAGCCGTCTTGATCTTGGCGAGCGTCTTGGTATCGGACTTGGGGATAATCAGGCTGACGGAGAATTTCGGCGTACCGCCGTTGATAGACTTGGGCTCCCAGACGTTGGCGTAAGACCAGCGGGTATCGGGACCGGTGATGACCTTCATCGGGTTGTTGACCTTCGTAGTGCTGTTATTCATAATCGTTTTCCTCCATAAAATCATTTTTGGCTGTGTTGATTGCCGGACGTTTATCGCTCTCCGGCACAAGCGTTGGTTTACCTTGCGGCTTTTCGATATAAGGGCTCAAAAGTTCGTCAAAGCGGGACTTGCCGAGCAGCTTCTGCATGGCGGTGACGCCCAGCACCTTGCGCTCATAGGGGTCAAAGCCTATGCTTTCAACAGCACTGGCAACAAGAGCATCGTTTGTGTACTTGCGGTTAGAACGTCCCTCTACCAGCTTCCAGCCGTTCCACTTCTTTCCGCTGAGTGCTTGGCGGAGTGCGTATTCCTTGATGTCCGCCGCCCATGAAACGAAGTCATCAGCGCGAACGAGGATTTCCTCGACTTCCTCATCCGTCAACAACGGCGGCAGCTTGAAGTCGTAGCGGGCAAGCGCCAGATTGGCTTCGGCTCTGGCGCGGCAATCGTGCTTTGCCTTGCAAAAGCCGCACCACTCACCGCACAGGAAGTTGCCGTCGCCGGCAAAAGCGAGCTCCGCAGTCGGTTTGAGCACCTCATCCGCCCAGCGGTAAAGCTCGTCCTTGGACAGCTCATAGGTGCTGACGTTGTCGCGGCGGGGCTGGTAGATGGTCATGCGCACCGAGTCGATGTCGTAGATGCCGTCGAACAACTCCAAGCCGCCAAGCGCGTAGCACTGCATTTGCGGATTTTCCTCAGCGCTCACGAGCACGCCCAGACCGTGCTTGTAGTCAATGATCTGCAAGGTGCCGTCCGCGATGATGATGCAGTCAGCAGTGCCAAAGCCGTCCTCCACCCAGTGGGAGAAATCCACACGCTGTTCGATGAGAACAACAGGATCGGCGCAGGTCTGCTTTGCCGCTTCCACCTGTTCGAGCACATAGAACGCATAGCCGGCGGCGCAGTCGCTCATTTCCTCGTTGAACCATGTCAGGTTTTCGGTCGGGTCGGTCGCTTTCATGCCCAGCGTCTGACGGAGCTTGTACTCACAAAGCGCGTGGGCGTCGGTGCCTTCGGCAGCATAATCACTGCCTTTATCCGCATAACTCTCACAGAGCCGGGCGGACGGCGGGCAGTGCAGCCAGCGGTTGGCACTGGAGGCGGAGAGAATGGCGTGGCCTTTAGGTGGCATCGGTCAGTCCCTCCACGTCTGCAAGCAGTGCCTTGTAATGAGCCGGGTCAACGCCCGACAGTTTATTGGCGCCGTACTTCTGGAGCAGAGAGCGGATCTGAGCGGTGAAGCCCGCACGGGACTTGTCTGCAAGAACAGCCCTGACCGCTTCCAGCGTCAGCACCGGCTC